GGCTTCGGGCCATCGCCTAGTGGTGGTACCCCACCCTGTCTCTGTTTTCCTGACTCGATGTTGTGACATCGGATGCACAGCGCCCGCAGTCTGTGCAAGCTGTCCAGGTCAGCCACCCCCGCCGCCGCCAGCTGCCGTCTACTGGTAGGCCAGTGATCAGCGACGACAGCAGGTAGGTTGCCGCACCGCTGGCAGGTTGGGTGCTGCCGGAGTAGGCGCTTGCGGTTCGACTCGAACGTGGTGCCGTAACGCCGTGTCGATCTGGGACGCACCGCATCCTGGTGGGCCTGGGCCTCCCGTCTGTGGTGGGTGCATAGGCCGTCGGCTACCGCCAGGTGGGGACAGCCGCGACGACGGCAGACGGATGGTTGTCTGGGACGTGGCACAGCTACCAGCCTAGTTCCGGATCAGCGCCGTGGGGAGTCCCGTTTCGGGTCGGGTCGGAACCGTTCCCGGAATGTATCCCCCCCCTAGTTTCTCTCTTTTTATCCCCTTCCCCGCTTAGAGAGACATAACGGGAACGGTCACAAGCCGTTTTCAGGCTGCCTCCGATTTCGGACAGCCGGTCGTGGGTGAAGTCACTCAGCCACCACACGTCCGACTTGCCGCTGCCCTGGCTGCTGCGTTCGATCAGCCGGTACACCTGAAGGTCCTCCAGGGCGCGCCGCGTTGTGGTCGTCGGGCACTGGGCCATTTCCGCCAGCACGCCCGTCTCCACGGCGTCCGTCTCGTCCTCCAGGAATTCCAGCAGCTGTCGCCGTAGCTGCGGCATCGAGTCCAGGGCCACCTTCGTAGTAACGCCCCAGGCCGTCTCCGTGTCGCAGCCGATTGCCTCCATGCCCTGAAGCAGCCGCTTCAGTACGACAATGATCCTGGTCGGCGCTTCCGGCTCACCCAGCATTTCGATTTCCCTGGTGTAGTTGTCGCGCTCCACCGCAGAGCGACCGCGCACCACGAGCATGGACAGACTGACCAGGCGTTCGGATTCCTCGTGGGACAGCTCGCGGCCGTGGCTCAGGTCGCCGGACATTAGCGACTGCACGGCCTCGCCCAACTCGCGCCGCATGGCCAGCTCGCGTCCGGCGTGGGCCATCGCCATGCGTGCCTGCTCGCCCACGTCCACGTTCGGCAGGCGGAAGAACACGAACCGCTCGCCCATCGCTGACATAACGCCGTGGTGTCGGTCGATGGTCGGCGTGACGCCCGCGAGCATCCCCACGCGTCCCTCCCAGTGGAGCGTGCGCCCGCCATCGACTCCCACGTGACGCGTCCAGCTGCCGTCGTAAATCTCACGCAGGGCACTGAGCACACGGGCGCGTTCGTCCCGCTGGGCGCTCAGCACGCTGGTGAAGTCTTTTAGCAGCATGATCCCGAAATCGCCTATGACCCGGAGTAGCCCTCCCTTCGTGTCGTCCTGGCGCTCGCGCTTCGGCGTGCCGGACAGCAGGCTGGCCTCCGTGAGCGTGGACGCGGCGTGAATGTGGGGCAGGCCACCGAACGCCTGGATGGTTTCCGACTTGCCGCCACCAGGTGGGCCGACGATCAGCAGCCAGACCGGATCGCCCGCCATCCGGTTAGCGGCGATGGAGCCTGCCGCCGCGAACAGCACGGACGGGTCTGGCAGGTAGAGCCAGCGCCGGAATACCTCCACGGTCTGGGCCAGCTGCGGCGAGATTGTCTGAACGGCGCTCACGCTGCCACGTCGCGCCGGTCGGCCTTTAGCGTCGTCGTGACCACGCATCGTTTGCTGTGGGTGCGTATGACGACGTAACAGCGGGCCTTGTCCTCAGTCCAGGCCAGGTATCGCTTCGCGGCCCGCTTATGGCCCTTCGTGTTTGCCCGGTAGCCGCGCCCTGGGCACTCGACGCCTACGCGTCCGGCCCGGTACGCGGCCCGCACTTCGTCCTCTATGAATTCCGCCCGGTTTCGCAGTGGCGCGTCCGGATGGCGCTCAGCGAGCTGGGTCACGGCGTGGTAGGTCACAGTGATGTTCATGCCGCGCGCCTCTCTGTTTCCAGGTCGCCCAGCAGGGCCAGCAGGTGCTGCCTGCGGAACCACTCAGCCCGCGAAGCTAGACAGCGGCCCACGTACCAGTCGATGGTCGCCTGGATGATCACGGCGCGCAGGGGATGGCCCGCAGGCATCGCCTCCAGAGCGCCCACGAGCACCCACACGGCCAGATTCGTTTCGGCCTGGTCTGCCTCAGTCCACCACGGTGCGGTGGCCATCAGGCTGCGTCAGCGACGTGGGGCGCGTCGATCACTGCCGCCCCGTGAACGTCCACCAGATGGCCAGCCATGCGCTCGCGGATTGCCTCCTGCGTCCAGACCCTGGCCACCCTGTAGCCGCACTCCAGCGGGCAGTGGCGCGAACCCTCGCGTGCCGAGTCCAGCAGCTGGTGCAGGCCGCGTATGCGATTCCAGGCGTCCTGCGCCTGTCTCCGCCAGGAGTCGCGCGACTTTTCCAGGTCCGACTTGCCGTGGAACCACATCTTGTGACCGGCCGGGCAAAAGAACGTCTCATGCGTGCGCCGCAGGCGTTCTTCCAGTTGTGGTGGCAGACAGACGATGTGCCCGCAGCCCGGCGTGGGACACGCGCATTCGTAGTGGTTCATCGCACTGCCTCCAGCGTCGGCTTAGGCGCGATGGTGACCGCGAGCGCGTCAGGTTCGCCCAGTTCGGCCCAGACCTGCCGGAGCACGTTCACCACCACGGGGCACGTGGCCGGGCCTGGGTCGCCCCAGAACCCCACGACGTGTTCGCCTACTGTCCGTCTCTCTAAAACGTGATGCTGCTGCTGTCGTGCCATGCTCGCCTCCCGTCTGTTCGGTCGCTCTCAGTGCCCGGTGGCCATAGCCGCAGCTCTGTTGTGCGCAGAGGGACACCTGGCGCACCGGGTACTCAGAGCGATTTCGAAGGTCAGTGTGTCCACTCTCTGCGCACGTCGGCCACGGTACTACGAACCGCGCTCCCGGTCAATGTGTTCGGGGTAGATGAAATCGGGCGCGGCGTCGTCGTACACGGAAACGCCGTAGTGCCGTGCCCATTCCGCGACCGCTTCGCCAGTGTCGGCGCTCCCGTCGGCGTAGCCGTTTTCGTAACTCTTTTCGGTCGCCCAGCCACCGCCTACGACGAACCCCACGAGGAACGCAGCCCACGCAATCGCCGCTATCCACTGCCATGCCATCAGTCTGACCTCCCGTTCGTGAGTAGTTCCGACAGGGCCTCTAGGTCGTTGTCGTGCCACGCGGCCCTGACAGCCTCCAGGTGCTGGGCCGCAGCCTTCGCAGCCAGGTAGTCGGCCGCAGGCGCGACGACGCGCCACGGCTCACGTGAGCGCCGGAAGGCCACCACTGGGATGGCCTCGCCGCACTCCGCTTCCGCCTGGCGCAACCACGCTGGCACGTCCAGGCGTTCCTGCCGTTTGATTTCAAAGTGGACACCAGCGACGCCGTGGCGCAGGTCAGCCGCCAGTCGCCCGTCGCGCTCGCAGTCGAATCCGAACGTGCGCACCAGGTCGCGGAAATCGCGTTCGCCTCGCGCGCCCTTCTGTCGTTCGCTTCGGCTCATGCCCGTTTGGGATACCTGCCCACGACCACGCCCAGGGGACAGCCCAGCTTGTGGCCATCGTCCGGCTTGACGCCCGGCAGGTGATCGCAGGCGCACGTGCGTGTTTTGAACGCGCTCGCCAGGGCCTCCTGTCTCTGCGCCGCCTCCGGTCCCATCTGTTCGCGGTACAGCCTCGCTGCGGTTTCAGCGTCCATCAGCAATACCTCCATCGCTCGCCATTTCTACACGCCAGCCCCACGAGGGACCGACGGTCAGCCGACACGAGCACGGTCACGTTCCAGCCGTCCCGTCGCAGCTGCTTCCACTTGTCGAACCACTTGGCCGTGCCGGAGTCGGCAGGCACGCGTTCGATGCGCGTTTCCAGCGCGGGCACGTGGTCGTCCAGCGTCACAGGCAAGTAGCCGCGCGCTGGCAGGCCCTTAGTCGCGTTTGCCGCCTCGCGGTGTTTCACCTGGAACACCGGGTCGTCGTGATAGCGCGCTCGCCGGTAGGCCGTGTTCTGTTCACGCGTGTGCGGCATCAGGGGAAACCCCACCAGCGACCGCGTGCCCGCACCCACACGCGCCAGCCCATGCGTCTGACCTTCACGCCGTCACCAGGCCATGCACCGGGCAGGCAGGCGCTGCGCAGTCGCGTTCGCGCCACGTGCCAGCCCACAGGCAACGATTCCGGTGCTGCTCCACAAACCAGCTGGCGAAGGCCACGGCGTTTCGCTGACTCTGGCGCTCGCGTTTCTGGCTGTGCATCTTCCCAGACGTGCGCTGCTCAGCGTGCTTCGCTTCGTGGGCGAGCGTGTCCAGCCACTCGTCGCCGGTCACCTGCGGGCCGGGCGTCATGACGCTGATGGTCCCGCGCCACCGGCCTGGCGGCAGGGCGTCTGTGTAGATGCCGGAGCGATGCCAGCCACGGTCAAACTGGCGCGTGTGCTTGACGCGCACCAGGTAGCCGTCCAGCGCGCCGGGCAGCTCTTTGGCCAGCGCGCGCAGCGCGGCCACCACTTCGTCGTCAGGCACCCGGCTGGTGTTCGCCCAGGCGATGCGCGCCCGATGCGCTCTGATGATTCGCGGGCTGGCCATCAGGATGCCCTCGCGCACGTCGTGCAGACGCACGGCTGCGTCTCGCCACTGGGCGCTGCGTTCGACGCGACGATCATGCCGTCGGGTCGCCGCCGTCCCTTCATGCGCACGCCGCACTCCGTGCATTCGTATTCGTGGGTCGTGTCGCGGGCCATCTACGCCGCCACCTTCCGCGAGCGCGGCCGCTTGCACAGCCTGCCGCTGGCGCAGAACCGTCGGCCAGTGTGCGTGCTGTAAATCATCTGGTCGGCTGCCTTCCACCGACCGCACACGCCGCATTCGTACTTCCGCGTGCTGCTCATGCTTGCCTCCCGTTCGATTGACTCCACCCCACATTTTATCAAAGTCAATTTTCGGGATTCCGCCTGGACAGACGCTTTGCAGGGCTTTAGTGCAGAAACCCCCTGCAAAAAATATTTTCTTGACACGGTTTCGCGTATTCACGCGAGACACCATGAACGGGAGTGGCCCGCCACCGAAATGACGGGCCACCACCCTGGAGTCGGCGACGACGGGATGGCGTCACCTAAACGCTGTCCCGTGCGGCACGAGTCAGCGCCTGCCGACAGTCTGCCAACTACGCCAGATGCTCGCCGCACGACAGACTGCTGACCGGCCACTTGCCGTGAATCCACGCTGCGGAGTACCCGCTGGCGCGGTAGCCATACTCGGCCGCAGTCTCCTGTGCATACTGGCTGGCGGCGTTCGACCAGCCGTTTGGCCCCACATACCCGTGCGGCGGGTCGCTGCCCGGCGCGAAGTGTCGCAGGTACGCCGTGATGAAATTGCGATCCATCTGCAAGCCGCCCCAGTACGGGTCGCCGCCGTCCTCCCAGTCGCCCTCGCCCTCGTGGATACAGAGCCACAGCGAGTGGTGGGCAGGCCAGCACAGGGACGACTTGCCGCTGATGCGCTCGCGCTTCGCGTTCAGCCTGTCCAGCTTCGTGCGCCGCCAGTTCGGTCGGACCTCGCTTAGCGGCTTGCCAGCGAACGCCACCATGCCAGCGAACTGATCCCGGCAGCGGTCGCTCAGCATTCGGTTCGTGTCGTGATACTTGTCCCAGCCGCGTGGCTGGAACGTCTGCCAGCCCATCGGAGCTGGGTCCGGCTGTGGAGTGACGCCTGCCGACGCAGCACCAGCCGCGAGCAACAGCGCCACCAGTGTGGTGGTCAGAAACCGGATAGGAAAACCTCCAGTTAGGGAACAGGACGTGCCGCATCACTCAGAAATGGTCGGTGGCCGGTCGGACGCCTCGGAGTCGGCGTCCTGATGCTGCGCAGGGGTTGCTTTGGAGCAGGTACGCCGCGCCCTTGTGAACTCCGCTATCTGGTCGGCGGGAATGAAGGAGACGGCTAGCCCTACAGTGGCCCAGGCCGTTTGCTCGGACTCCCGCAACTCTCGCTCTCGCGCTTCGGCGGCTAGAGCGCGTGTCTCAAACGTCGCAGCGTCCAGCGCAAGCTGTGAAACACGCTGTTCGGCCTTGGCGAGCGCGGCGAGCAAGTTATCCAGAGCGATTCCGCCGTCGCGATGCCATCTTGGGGCACCCGGAACCATGACGGCGCGCCCACCTAGGAACCCAAGCGCCCCTCGCAGAGTTTCTACGTCGTTGCTCATCAGTAACCCTCCGGTAGCTGGTTGTAGACCGGCCGCACACCGGGTGGCGCGTCGGCCGGGGAGCGCGACCCACGCGCGGCCTGCTCCAGATTCACGGCACACAGGCGAACGTCAGCCCGCGTGAAGAACGCGCCGCGAGTCTGGAGATAGCCACGCAGCACCAGTTCCAGCGTCTGCGCGCGGATCAGCGGGCTGTTCACGACTTGCGCCTGTTGTATTCGGCACCAGCCAGGCGCACAGCTTCGTCCACCGTACACAGGCCGCGCTGCACGTACTCGCGCCACTTGAACACGAGCGACCACAGCAGAGCCTGGTTCACCACGCTGCTTGCCAGGTAACTGGCAGAACGCACACGCGCCTGGATCAGCGGCTGGGTCATTCCTCTACGGCGACGGACTCCGACGGAGCGCCCACCGTCCAGCGGGTCGTCGTTTTCTTGTCCAGTTCCACCGGCACCCAGGATCGTGACGGCAGGGCGACGTAGGTGCCGCGCTCGTCGTTCGTCTCCGCGACTGCGCGACACGCCGCCGCCGCGCTGTGGGCAGTCACGTTCGCGTCTGCCACCTCCCACGTGCGTTTCACGCCGCGCACTTCTTTCAGTACCACGTAGCCGGTCTGCTGTGCCATTCGTCCTCCGTCCTCGTTGTTGGCCCTGCCCCAGCCGCCAGAACGACGGCCAGGGCCGGGAATAGATGCGGGCAGCTAGTTGCCCGGAATGTCCTTCAGCGCCATGCCGCACGCCTTCGCGGTGCGCTTCAGGCGAGCGTGGCGAGCTGGGCTATCGGCTTTGTAGACCCAGCGCGCGTTCGTCACCAGGCGCTTGCACTCCTGCCGCACTTCGTGCTTCCAGTTCACACCGCCAGCCGTGGCGACGGTCACCGCTGCGACCGCAACCAGACCGGCCACGGCGAGCACTGCGAGAATCCTGCGCATTCTGTCTTACCTCCCGTTGTGTTAGCGGTCGCGGTTGCGCCGCTGGAATCCAGGGTGGCCTGGGACTCCGTGGAGCAGGCGTGGCTGGGTCGCTCACAGGCGCGCACCCACCTTCCCGAACCTGCTCCACGCAGCCTCATGGTCGCCTCCCGAACACTGCCGCGATGGTCACTCCGTAGGCCGCTGCCGACAGCGCGAGCACGCGACGCACCCACGCGCGGTCTGGCGACTCCTGGTGAAAGCTGGCCACTAGCCCCGCTCCAACATCACAGCGCCATCCTTCGTTTGCCACGGTCCTTCGTCTTTCCACACGCCTGGCACGTATAGCGCCGGTGGCCCAGTTTCAGCACCCGGTCGTTCGGGTGGCCGATCAGCGCGTGAAGAATCCTGACCAGTGGCTTTGGCATCAGAATGGCACGTCTCCGGCGTCGTCCACTTCGGCCACCGTCTCGTCGTCGCCGGTCGGCGCGATCTGGAACCGCTCGTGGCCCTTCCGCCTGCTGATCAGCTGGCCGAACTGCTCGTTGTGCGCGTCCGTCCACAGGCCCATGCTCATGGCCTTCTTTAGTGGCAGGCTGTACGACTCGCCCACCTGGATGCGGTTCAGCGTGTAGCCCTCCACTTCGGACTTGCCAGCGGGCACGAGCGCGCGCAGGCGTTCTTCCACTTCTTTTCGTCGCTCGTGGTAGCCCTTCGCATTCGTCAGTTTCTCTGTCTCGCGCAGCTTCAGGTCTAGCCATTCCATCGCCAGGGCCTCCACTTCGGACTCCGCGTCGCGTTCGATGCGCGCGACCGGCTCCACCCATCCATCGAAGCACGTCTCCACGAACGGGCACAGATGCTCCGGCCCCATCTTCGGATGCGAACAGACACGTGGCGGTAGGTCGCCACCGTCCATCGCCTGTCGCACGTTATCCACCAGTCTCTCTGCCGTCGCCACGTCCATCGCTTCGGCACGAATGCGCAGCGGCTTGAACGCGCCCTTACGCGGGTCGAAAAACCACAGTTCGCCAGCCACGGCCTCCGGGTCGAAATGGACATAGAGCTGAAGCTGGCGCATCCCATCGACCAGCGGTATGTCGGAGTCGCTAACCGACGACTTGCACTCAATCAGCAGACGCTCGCTGCGCACAAACACGTCGGCGTGGCCTTCACCCAGCGGCCAGGGCACGACTCGCTGGCGTTCGATGTTCGGCTGGCCGTCGTACTCCGTGCCCCACTCAGACCCGGCACGCAGTGCGGCCACCGCTTCGTAGACCTTGCCACGGAACCAGGATTCCTCCGGGTCGTAGGGCAGTTCGTCCGTAAGCGTGCCCAGTGCGCCGTATGCGGCCATGCGCGAGCACTTCGCCAGCTGTGAGAGTCGCACGCCGTCCATCGTCACGCCGTCACCCTGTCCACTTCGGCCAGAGCGTCCAGCACGTACTGCGCAGCCCAGCCTTCGCCGTACCATTGTTCCAGGCGTTCGTCGCTGTTCACGAGCGCCACCAGGTCGTCCCAGGAACCCGGCCGCTGGTGGTGTTCGATCGTGTAGCCGTAGTCCATCAGCACAGACAGACGTGCTAAGGCTCGCCGCATTTCTTCTGGTGCGGCGATCATGGCTGCGTCACTTTCACCCATCAGGATTCAGGCAGAGCCGGGTCCGTTGCCGTATCCCCTCCGGCCACAGTGCCGTCGGAGACGGACCCGGACTCCGCGTCCACGGTGGGCGTGGGCGTGATGTGAAGGTCCCCGCCATCGTCCACCAGGTCTAGGGCCGGTGCTTCGATCACTTCGCCACTGAGCGCCTGCGGTGCTTCGGTCTGCGCGTAGACGGCCAGCGAACCGGCGAGCACGTCCGGGCAGAGCCTGCGCACCAGCCGCGAGACTGCGCGCGCCCAGAGCATGTCGGCCGGGTACTCCTGCCAGACCTTTTTGTCTGTCAGCGGCTTGCCCTTCTGGGTCACCTTGCGCATTTCCTCCATCGTCACGGTGACCACCATTTCGGCCCCGTTGTCGGCGCGCGTGCCACGGGCCACAGCCTGCTCTGCATTCGCGTCGCCTTCGATCTTGTGACCGGCGCGAGCAGCGAGCAGAACCAGGCACTCAGCGCGCGGTGCCGTGCGGCCGTCCACCACGTCGAACAGGTGCAGACTGCGCATCGGAGGGATGCCCAGCTCGCGGCCCTGGAGCCAGACGGCGAAGATTTCGCGCGGCTTGCCACGGAACGCCTCCGGTACGGCCGGACTCTGCTGGATCACCTTCGCGTCACGTCTCCACGCAGACAGCTCGTCCTCCGACGGTGGCCCTAGAACTGCGGGCAGGACTTCGCCTCTCATAGTCCGTTACTCCCTTCGATAACGTCGGCCAGACCCTGCACCTGGCCCAGCGTTCTAGACACGGTGAGAATCAGGCGCTTAGGTGCGCCGTCGCGCTTCAGGTCGTCTAGCGCGAAATCCAGATGGGCCGCCGCGTCCTTCACGTGCTCCAGCGGCGTGAACTCCTGCACGGGCGTGGCCATCAGACGTTCACCTGGTTTGCGCGCCACTCACGATAACGTCGCCCAGCGCGCTCGCCCATGCTGTCGTTCCAGTCGATGAACTCGCGCCGTTCCTCGTCGCTCAGTGGTCGCGGGTTAGGTGCTCCACAACGGACGCAGTATGGCGACCGCATCCCCACGGCCCGCCTGACAGCGAACCAGTGGCGTCCGTGCCCTGGACAGCGAGTCGCGGCCATCAGGGTTTCACCGGTTGCCCAGTCCGTGTCTCTTTCTGGCGGGCTATACACGCACGTCGATCCTGGCACGCGAAGGTGGCTGACGGCCCTCGTCCATAGCTGGGCCGAGGATTCGCGCCTTTCTTGCCGCAGAACCGGCACGGAACGCGACGGAATATCACGAGTCCACCAGGTGGGCCAGCCGGTCGTAGGCACCTTCCAGGGCGATGGCCGTGCGCTCGCACTCGCGCGCCTTGTCGTAGGCACCGTCCTGGTCCCTGCCTATCCGGGTTTCCAGCGTGAGCATCTGAGCGCCCAGCACCGACCACAGCCGACGGCACTCCTGCATCGCCGCTTCGATCTGTGCTTCGTGCGTGCCTTCGTCCGGCACTGCTCGCAGGTGACTGGTCATAGGTAGCGGTTCACCGCCTTGTGCGCGCGCTTGCGCACGACGCGCCTGCCGACAGCGCCCGGACCCTTGCGGATCGCGCGAACGTCGGCCATCAGGGACAGCAGCTTGAACAGTGATCGCATCAGACGTTCACCGCTTCGCCCTCGCGCAGCCACCAGTGGCGCTGCGTCTCCGGCACCTGCGGCCCCAGCTGGTGGGACTCGCACCAGGCGCGAAACCGGGCTGCGTACTCCGGCCCTGCCAGGCGTTCCATGCGCTCAGACTGTCGGACTGCGAACGCTCGCGGCGTGTCGTGTGAGTGAAGAACCAGCATTAGAACGTCACCTTGCGCACGGTCACGCAGTCGGCCGGTGCCTGGCGAATACCGCCGTCCGTGTCGATGTATTCCACGCTGTCCTCTACATCGCAGCGGTGCTGACCCAGAACGCGGGCGTGTTCGTCGTCCGTCTCCAGGTCGATCACGACGAACACGTGCTGTGTGGCGCGTCGCAGTTCGTCGTTCTTCCGGGTGGCAGCCTCCACGCGTTTTTCAGCTTCGGAGTAGGCCAGTCCATGCCTTCCGTACTGGCTAAGCGCGTCGGTCAGTGCGTCGCGCGCCTGCTCCAGCTCTGCTTGCGCGGCTTCCAGGTCTGCGATGGTGGGCTGTGTGGCAGCCATGTGTTCCATGCTGTGCTCCTTTCCTTTTACGGACGCCGTGCGGCGTCGTTGTCGTAGGCGCGGCGCAGCGTTGCCTCCGCGTCCTTCAGTTTGTCCAGCGCGCGGGCTACGTCCAGCGGCCCAACGCCGTTGCGGTCGAACGTTCGATATTCGTGCGCATCCAGGTCGGCCTTCGCCTCGCGGCTCAGTGTCTCCAGACGTTTCACTGCGACTCCCTCTGCTCGCGCAGCCTGTCCATGCCGTAGCGAAGCACGAAACGCGCCTCGCCCTCCCAGCTGCGCTCGTTCTGGTCGGCCCAGTCCTTCAGCTCGTCGCGCCACTCCGTCGGCATCCGGAGTGTGGTCTGCACCACGTCGCGGGCGAACGGTGGTTCAGCCTTCACGCTTCCATCCTCTCTGCCACCGCGTACAGGTCTACGTGGCGGCCACCTTTTACGAGAAAATGCCGCAGGTGGTCGCCCAGAATCACGCGAGTTTTGCGGCCGGACTTGGCCTTCACTACCACCACAAACCCGGTGGCTGTGCCGCTGGGATATTCGGAGCCTTCCCAGCGCACGGCCCAGTCGTCGCCTACTCGCTGCCAGGTGATCACTGCCTGTGACTCCTCTCGTGTCGCTCGCCTAAGCACGGCGCATCATAGTGATGCATTCGGATGCTGTCAAGAATGGAATGGGGCGCGCCCCAGAAGGACACGCCCCAGACCGGCGAGCGGCACAAGACCGCGAGCGCCGGAGTTTATCTAAGGTGCTGGCTGCTCTGCCGGTGGCGGTGGCTGCGTTGTGCCCACGTCGCCACCCAGCGGTGACGGAACCGGCACGCCCAGGTCTTTCACTGATCCCAGGATGCTGCCGACGAACGCGGCCAGAAGGACGACGTACGCGGCCCCGGCCAGGTCCCCGAAATCCACCGGAATGATGGGCAGCACTGCGGCCGGTGCGAAGAACGCCAGCGAGTAGAGCGCGAACCACGGCACGACCTTGCCCAGCACGTCGGTGCGTAGGAAATCGGCAAAGTAGGCCAGCCGGAACGTGCCCAGTTTCAGCGCGGCCACGATGCCCAGCACCAGGTCAGCTGCGATCAGGAACAGGACTCCGGCCAGCTTGTCGTCGCTGGCGAAATCCCTAAGAAGCTGTGTCCACACGTTGCGTACCTCCAGGGTCGAATTGAAGTGACCGAACGCTAGCGCGGCGTCCGGCTAACAGGACGCGGCGTCGGCGTCGCGGATTTCCTCCACGCCGTCCACTTCCGCCTCCGTGATCCCATCAGGGCAGCGGAACCACACGTCATATCCATTCCCACCCAGGATGGAGTCGGCACCGTCGCCGTCACGCAGCAGGTCGTCGCCGTCACCGCCACGGATGAAATCGGGCCCGTCTCCACCACGAACGCCATCCGACCCAGGACCACCGAACAGGGCGTCCGAGTCAGCGCCACCGCGCAGGCAGTCGGAGCCACCGCCCCCGTCCAGGTAGTCTGCTCCGTCCTCGCCCCAGGCGCGCTCTGAGCCGTCGTCCTTGCACGGCGCGTCGGAGCTGGCACCGCCACCCTGAAGGTCTACGGTGTCCTGGCCAGCACCTGCGTGTACGTCGTCGCGCCCGCCTCCGGTACACACGGTGTCGTCGCCGTCGTAGGGATACACGTCGTCGTCGGAGTCGGCCGTTGCTATCACGTCGTCAAAATTCGTGCCCTCCACAAACCCACTCTGGACGACGGCCGGATTATCAAAGCAGGTGACGGTATCGCCTTCCTGCTGCGCGTTTGCTCCGGACGCTAGCCACGCGCCCAGGACGACGATCACGGCTAGTGACGTTCGATAACTTCGCATGATTCGATAGTCACCTTTCCACGAACGATACAACGGTCTACCCCTGGCCCGCCATCCACCCATTCCCTCGCGCGGTCGGCCGCGACCACTGACAGCGTGTCGTTCCCTCGCCCGCCGTACAGGTGATCCTTGCCGTGGCCTCCAAACAGCGTGTCGTTCCCACCCACGCCTATAAGCGTGTCAGCTGCGCCCTTCCCGCGCAGCGTGTCCCCACCACCGCGCCCGTTCAGCCAGTCCACTTCCGGCGTGCCGTTTATCACTTCGGCGTCCGGCGTGCCGACGATCACCTGCGCCCCGGCCGCGCCCACGAGCGCGAGCACAGCGGCAAGCAGTAGCAGCTTGTTCATCATGGTTCTGTTGTCCCCCTGGCCCCGCTCAGGCACTGGTCCGATGGCGGAATGGTAGCCCCGAACTTCCGTGCCATGCGCCGGATGGATTCCTCGATGTGGCACGACGTGGCCTGCAACTCAGAACGCGACTGCTGGGAGCGGTTATTTTCACCGCGCACAAAGTTGATAAGCACCAGGGTCTGGATCGCAGACAGCAGGAACGTGACCATGACCACGGCCGTGGCCGCGTAGACAATCAGACGGAACGTGTGTCGCTCACGCCGCGTCCGTTCGCGCAGTGCGATTTCCTCCACGTCCGGCCGGTCGGTCAGGAGACGGTCAGGTGCCATCGTTCAGCCTCTGCCTCAGCTGTTCGATCTGGGCATTGAGAATGGCCGTTTTTCGGTCGCAGTCGGCGCGCTCGCGGTCTAGCTGGATGCGCGTCTGCTCCAGCAGGTCTACCAGTCCGGCCACAGTCTTAGACAGCTCGTCGCTTCGCGCCATCGTGTTTGACGACCGGCGCGAGAATAGCGCCGTAGCCAGAACGCCCGCGAGCGCAACCAGGGCCACGACGACGGGAATCCACGCGGCTGTCACTCATCCTGTGGCCGACGCCGGGCCATCCCCTAGCGCACCCGTCGGCGCACAATCCGTGGGCGCTTCCCAGTGACCAGTAGGCGCGAAAACTTCGCAGCACGCGCCGCGATGAACCGTGCCGCCGTGCTGCCTACTTCGTTACCACGCACGCGGTCTGACTTTGCGATCACGTCGTCCTTGCCGCCACGCCCCGTGATCAGCCAGACCTCCCAGCGTTCGCCACGTCGGAACAGGTCGGCCCAGTCGAACGTGCCAGGGTCCCAGTGGTCGTTCTCCGGTGTCTCGCTGTGGCCGTACCATCCGGCCACGGTGTCCCACTGCGACAGGCTCCGGTTCAGGAACCCCTTACCAGCGTGCCGGTGGGGAATACCGGCCGCCTCCGACGCTTCGTACACCAGGTCTGCCAGCAGGTTCTTCGTGGCGTCGTCCATTTCCTTCTTGTTCAGGCCCAGGAACCAGCGCGGTTTCGTGGTCTGCCTGCTGAACGCGTAGACCTCAATCTGGACGCGACACTCGCGGTTCGTTTCCGTCCCACCAGCGTCGTTCTGGAGCGTCAGCGCCATTTCGCCTATGGGCATGAACTGATCCACGTGCAGCTTCCCATCCTCTGCGCGTCCAGCCCCGAACGTCGGTGTTCCGGTGCTGTTCGTGAACACGCTAATGCTGCTCGCGCGCCCACCTTCCGTCGTGTGCAGGTCGCCCTTCGGTGGCACCGACAGGTCGGCCGTCACGCCGCTGCGCTTCACGCCGCTGACGCGCTCCACCGTTACGTCGCCCACCTTGTCCAGCCACTGCTTACGAATCCCAGCCATGCTCGCCTCCCGTTGTGTGTGCCGAAAAGGTTACTGACTGCCGGAGACGGCTACGGTGCGCCCGGCGCGATGCCAGCGAACGCAGTCCCCGTGGCCGTGCCCGCAATATCCCAGGCCGACGTTGCCTGGTGCCAGGAGTAGGGCACGAGTCCGATCACGAAACCGTCGGCCCGGATCAGGTCGAACGCCTGCACGATGTTCAGCGCGCGCTGCGCGTCGGTCACCGGGCCGTTGTTTGACGACCCGTCGGTGTTCTGGCCCCACTCCCCCATGAACACATCCTTATGGACGCCCTCACGCGTGAACACCAGGTCACGTGCTCGCCGGTAGTCCTGGAACGACCGGCCGATAACGCCACCCCACGAGTCGGCTATGTCGTCGCCACCAGCGGCAAAGTTTGGCTGATGCGTCAGGCAGTAGGGATGCAGGCTCAGCACGTCGTAGTAGTAGCCGTTCGCCTGGCAGGTGGACACGCCCATATCGGCCTCCAGCGCGTCGTAGACCTCGTTCATCCAGCCGGACACGTGGCCCCGGTTCATGTTCATGGCCGAGATAGTCACGTCCGGGTTTCCCGCGCGCAGCCCATCGTGGGCGTAGCGCAGCAGGTCGGCGTACTCGCCAGGCTTTGCAGCCGTCGCGCTACCTGACGCCCAGAACGAATTGCCGTTCGGTTCGTTCCAGACTTCGTACAGGCGCACATCGGTGCCGTAGCGTCCGGCCAGCGCCTGCATGAAATCGTGCCAGTGGCCTAGCTGGGTCACGTTGTGGACTGGAGGATTCCAGCCGCTGACGCCCACCCACGACGGTGCCTGCGCGATGTGGAACACCACGTCCAGGTCGCGCGCCTGGCATTCGCTCACCACGGCGTCCGGCTTCGTCCAGGTGAACGACCCGTCCGACAGTTCGATGGTGTCCCAGAAACAGGACACGCGGATCAGTTCGGCCCCGTAGGTGTCTTGTGCTTCGTCCAGCTTCGCCTGGAGCGCGGCGAGCGACAGCTGGGAGTCCACGCGCAGACCCTTCAGGCCCATGCGTTCCGGTACGACTGGCGGTGGTTCTTCCGGCGTCGGGCTGCTGCCGATGGACTCGCCACGACCCAGGCTCCAGGTGCAGGTCACCTGGCCCTTTTCGTATCGCTTCACGTAGCCCAGAATACGGGCCTGCACGTTCAGGGCGTCGCCCGTGTCGCGCTCGCGCACGTAGCCCACCAGGTCGCCTATTTCCCGTTCCATGATGTGCTGGCGCGCTTCGTCTACGACGCCGTGGAGCGTCACTTCAAACGGCCGCAGCGGTGCCACGCCGGAATAGCGGTCGCGAATCGTCTCAGCGATGGCGAGCACGTCGGCGTCGTCATTGTTCAGTAGCCCGGTGCCACCCTGGAACACGTGGTCGCCACGCTCAGCCTGCGACGTGGCGTCCACCGCCAGCTGCTCCGTGCCTCCATCGGCACTGCACGGCACGACGTTATACAGCTCATTATCCCAGTCCACTTTGTCGTCGTCGTACGGGATACCGTTCGCCGGATTCGTGGCCACGGTGACGGTCACCGCGTTGTATGGCGTCGTCGCTTTGTAGCCCACGGGCAGGTAGACCGGTTGGCCGTCGTTATCGAAGAAATAGAGCGCGTCCGGCATTTCCGCTTCGGCCGCTGCGTCGATTTCATCCAGTGGCGACTGGCCCACGGTGAAGATGGGCTGCACGTCGTATCCATTCGTGTCGATACGGTCGGTGTCCCACAGCGGCGACGCGGAGACGGCCGCAACGCGGGCACCGGCAGACTGCACTCCGTAGCCGCGCGCTGATCCAGCCAGGTAGTGCGCCAGCACGCGCTCTGCCGACAACTCCACCGGGTAGAACGCCGGGCACTGAATGCGGCCATTGACGCCTCGTGTGGACAGGTTGCCGCCGTTGTTGCCGATGTAGATTTTGTCGCCCTGCGGAGTGATAGGCCCGGCCGTCGTCCCGGTCGCCACCTGGACGCCGTTTATGTAGAGCGTGACCGCGCCCGTGTTATCGCAGGTGCCCACGATGTGCGTCGGTGTCGTGGTCGGCACGACGAACGCAGCGGAAATGTCCGTGAACCCCAGGCCGTCCTCGACTGCGAAGAACACCGTGGTGCTGTCGTAACCCAGCGCCCATATCGGCTCGTTCGTCACGCTCGTGTTCTCCGGCCCAGACCAGATGTAGCCCGTGCCGGGAATGGACACTGGCTGCACCCACGCCTCCAACGAAAAATTCTGGAGCGTGTAGTCGTCCGGGTCCTCGACGTGGATCAGCACGTGTTCCTCATTCGCTCGCGCGAACGACACGCAGGTGGAATCGCTGCCGACGATCAGGCTGGGTTGCCCCAGCGAGGGTGTCTCCTTATAGGTGCCCGTCGGCCCGGCCTGTCCCTCCACTTCCGGGCGCGTCTCGCGCGTGTGCCAGCGACGGAACCCGTGTCGCCGGTAGTGGCGTCTGGACTCGCCCTTGCGCCGCTTGCGCTTGCGGTAGGCGTGCTGGACCACCTTCGTGCCGCCGCGCTCTGCCAGTTCGTAGAGCATGGTCGGCCCGTCGTAGTCGGCCACGTCCAGGTACGACTCAGCGTCCGGTGGATTCATGCGCGGCAGGTGCTGACTGGCCAGCAGGCCCACGCCGTCCACGTAGTCGAACTGGACCTGGGAAAACTTCGTTTTCCCCACGAAATTCAGCGTCGGTTTCAGCAGGTAGTACACGCCCTGCTGCACCGTGCGCGAGTCGTCCTCCAGCGTGATCCTCATGCGTCGCCACAGGTCGGTGAAGGACGCGCCAGCCGTCGCGCTCACTGCGTCCCACGTCGAAATGACTCCGGCGTCCAGGTCGAAATCGTGCGCCCAGGGATCGTCCTCCCTGAACTCAGCGAGCGCCGCAGCGTCGTCGTCGTCCAGCGTGCCGTGTCCGTAGGCGAACCAGAGCACGTCACCATCCAGGTGTTCGGAGCCGCCACCGTTCGACCCTATGTCCACGTCAGTGATAGACGACAGGTCTGGGATGGACGAATTAGATGCTGTCTGGAACGTGCCACCGTTCACGCTGACTTTCACCTGCGTGGCAGTCCAGGCGAACACCACCGTGACCTCCGATTCAGGCACGAACGACGGAGCCACGGTCGCGTCGGAGCCGGAGCCGCCAGACTTCCGGCGCATGGTGAACAGGCCCGTGCTCTCTGAGTAGTAGCCGCTTATCCGATTGTTTCCGTCCACCGACCACAAGAACAGGCGCAGGATGCCGGAGCCTCCCAGCGCCTCTGCTGCCGGTGACCAGCCCGGGCGCACTCGCATGGCCACCCAGCCCTGCGTTTCGTCCAGGTCGTCCACAGGGATGCGCACGCGGGCGTTAGAGCGTGCGGCACTGTACCCGGCAAACGGCGTGGCGATGGCCCCGGCCTCCAGCTGGAACCGACCGGCCCATGCCAGAATGGGCAGCGCCTGAGAGTCGGTGGCTATCAGGCGCACGCGTCCTGTCGTGTCGGTCGCCGTGAACGTCACCGTGACGTGCTGGCGTCCCTTCTGTCGGCGCACGTTCGTCTCTGCCACCGTCGCGTTGTTGGCCGCGTTGCGCACCTGCACCTTCAGGAACCGTGCGTCAATTTCGTGCCGGTCCACCCATCCGTGCGCCGTGTAGACGTTGCCGATGGTCAGGCCGGAGAATGTCCGAAACCAGTTGTCGTTCGTCGCGTCGAACGTGACCAGCTTCATGGCCGCACCCATGAACTGATAGTCGGTGTCGTCCACGCCAGCGGCTGAGGACCCGCCTTCGCCCAGGTCGGCCGTCAGTATGTTGTCGGCCGTCGCCCAGATGCCGAACGAGCTGTCCCCACCCGGTGCATCCAGGATGGAGTCGCGCCAGCTGGGTGCCTGCCTGACACGGCTCAGCAGCAGGTAGTTCGTTTTCGTCGCGTGGGCGTTGCGGTAGATGCCGTGCTTTCGCTTGATTGCCGGAGTGGAGCCACTGAGCGACGACGACGTGGTGATGCCGGTCAGGTCCAGCAGCAGTTCCCACTCGCCGCCCTGCTCACGGTGCCAGAACTTCAGATGCCCGGTGGCCGTCAGCTGCCACTCGATTTCCAGCCGGAAATCGTGGCGCGTTCCGTTCGTCACCGGAGTGTCGAATGTGTATTCGTCGGTGAACGTGCCTACGAACGTGCCTGTGTCCAGCACGCCCGCATTGAACCCCAGCTGGAAACGGTCGGTGCTTGCCACGCGCACATAGACGGCTGCGGTGCCACTGTTGTGGTTCGGACCTATCTGGCCGATGAAACAGCCTTCGTTGTTCTCTGAGAAATCGTCCGGGAACTCGTCGGACCAGGAATAAACGCGCGTCTCGCCGGTCGCACCCACGTCGCCCGTCCAGTACATCTCTATACGCTCGCGCGTCGCGTCGGCCGCGTCGTTCTGGTCGCCGGGATGCACCGTCATTTTCAGCGCGGGCAGTCCATCGGCCCCGGTGACGACCTCGGCCTGGTCTGCGATCTTGCCACCCAGGGACACGGCTTTGAACTCCCAGCCGTCCGGTGGCGACTGAACGTTCGTGACCACAGCGCCGTCGGAGTGTGACGCAGCGGCCTGTGCCGAACCCCAGTGCTGGGTCACGCCGCGCGTGATGTTCAGCACGTTTGTAAGCCAGCCGCCCGTCACCATCACCGTTTCGTTGTCGATCATCAGACGGAAGGCAGAGTCCGTCGGCCACGGACTAGAGCCGTCGGGATTCTCCGGCCAGGCTGAAATGGTCATAGTGGTGACGCTGCTGTTTATCGCGCCGTCCAGCGTGGTCTGGCCTACCCAGCTCATGTCGTAGATGTTCCGCTGGTTGCGGTAGGCGCGGCCGTCGCCGGTCGGCCCGCTGACGCGCAGGGCGTCCGTGATTTCGTTGCCGGACACGGTGAGTGTCTGGCGGTTCTGGTCCAGCAGGTCGAACCGTCGGGAGTCGTTGTCGAACACGGCCCGCGCGTAGCCCGCCTGTACGCCGTCCAGTTCCTTTGACTTGCCCGCGCCCCATTCGACCGACTCCAGGTAGGGCGACACGTCGTAGTAGGTGGGGAAAATCACGGACAGCGGGTCCGGCGACACTTCCACCTTGCAGCGAGTCACCAGCGGCACTGACTAAATCGCCTCGCGCCCGCCGTTGGCCAGCGAGTAGTCGCCCATCATGGAACGGAACCAGGCGACGAACTGCCGGTCGCCCTCCAGGATCGCCACCGTGCCCCGGCCTGGAGCGCCCAGCGCGTGGTTCGGCACGATGCTGCCGGACGACGACGGCACGAACAGCTCCGGCCCGCGCTCGCCCACAAGGTACGACCGCGCACGCGACACCGGCCCGCCCGTCGCCCTCGGAATGCCGGTGGGAGTCGTGCCAGGCGCAGACCCGTGGGTGCGGATAAAAAAGTCGATGATGTTCACCGTTTTGATTCGTGAAATGCCCAGGCGCAACTGCTCCACCTGGTCCAGCGAGTGGTCCATGTTGTGCAGGAGAATGTCTGTGGTTTTCTTATCCGGGATTTCGTTCGTCTGGTTTATGTAGTCCAGGACGCGCTGCGCCGCCTGGCCAGCTGCCGTGGTGTTTCCGTGGAAAGCCTCAATCTGATTCCGCAGGCTGTCCTTCGCTTCGTCCACGGTGGCCTTCATCGCCTCCTGCCGGGCGATGTTCTTTTCCGTCTCTGACCCATAGTCGCCCGCCACTTCGGTGGCCGCGATCATCCTCCGGCGCGCGTCGTCCAGGCCCTTCGTCAGCGCAGCGGTCTGGCCCTTCGCCTCCTGGATGGACTTTCGCTGAGCGACCAGCGACTGGTTGTGCCGCACAGTCGCCTCATTGACACGGATCTGAGTGTCGATCTGTCTTTCCTGGGCCTGCCGGTAGGCGTTGTGCGCCTCCTTAGTCGCCAGCGCGTTCTTCCCTTCTTCCTTCAGCGTCTGGGTGTAGGTCTGGTGTGCCGCCTTCACCGCGAGTATTGCGGCCTGGTTGTCCAGGTTCGCCCGGCGCAGGTCCTTCGTCGTGTTCTGCACGTTGTCCAGCGCCGCGTCCATATCGCGCGCTGCGTCGGCCACAGACTCAAACGTTCCGGCCGCGTCCTTCGCCTGGATGCCTAGAGCCTTCAGGCCCTGTCCCAGCGCGAGCACTCCGACGGCCACCAGGCCCACCGGCCCAGCGAACCGGGCTATGCCCAGCATGATGGCGCGGGCACGAGCGCCTGCAAGCAGCTGCGAGTTATAGACCTTCAGCGCGGCGTTCGCCGTCAGCAGGGCAGCGGCCAGACCGGTGATCGCCAGCGTGCCGACGGTCACCGCAGTGGTGTGCTCTGCCATCACGCCCGTGACGGCCTCCAGGACGCCCAGCAGCGCCTGGTATGCAGGCATCAGACCTTCACCGATGCTGGCGGCCGTGTCCTCCTGATTCGCTGCCAGGCGTCGCTCAGTGTTCGCTGCGCCGTCGGCCGTGCGTGCGTAGTCGTTGTTCGCTGCGCCCAGGTTCTGAAGGATGAACGCCTGGCGTGCGAGCACCTTCTGCTGGTCGGTTAGTTCGTGGCCGCGCTTTGCAATGCCCTCCGCGTAGGCCGTCTCATTCAGCGCGGCCTCGTTCAGCAGAATGTTGTATTTCCGCAGCGGCTCCACTTCGCCCGTGAGTCCTGACCGCAGGTCGTCCAGTACCTGGGCCACCGGCACGTTGTGGAACGACGCCATATCGCCTGCGGCGTCGATCAGGTCTTTAGAAAAATCGTTCAGCTGGTCGCCGGTCAGGTCGGCCGCTTTGCCGAACCCAGCGAAGGTCTTAGCTGCCGACAAGAACTCCACGCGGCTGAACGCGTCGTCTGTGCTCTTAGACCAGTGCTGCACCTGGTCGGCCGAATCACCGAACGTGACATTGACGGCACTCATCGCTTCGTTCAGGTCGGACGCAGAGCCGATCACCTTTTTGGCTCCGACGGCCACCGCGCCCAGGATCAGCGCAGCCGGGATCGCCGTTTTCTCCAGGCCCTTCTTGAATCCCATCCCGGCGTCGGTGCCCGCCTTCGCCACGGTGGATTTCGTCGCGGCCAGGTCGCGCTTTAGCTGGGTCTGGTCGGCCTCCAGCCCTAATGACGCGGTGCCCAGGTCCTCAGCTATCGGGATTCACCACCTTTTTGCGCTCGTCCACGATCTGAATTCCCATGCCGCGCAGGTCGTCTACCGACCGCACGCGCCTGCCACTCGCGCCGCTGACTCGCGCCGTGCGCTCCAGCCTGCGCACAAACTTGTCGGCGTCGCCCTTGCGCATCTGATAGCCGCTGACGGACAGCATCAGGCTGCGCTCTAGCAGTGCCTCCTCTGCCTGGAGTCGCGGCAGCATGATGGCGTAGGCGTCCAGCAGCGCCGGACTCAGCCTTCCCCACCGTTCTGGGTCGCCTCCGTAGAACCGCTGGAGCCGGGCGTAAAGCCACCCAGCTGTGCCAGCCGTAGGATCGCCGCTTCGTCCATCTGTTCCAGCATGGCGAGCAAACGCGCTTGCGATGGCGCGAAAAAACGATCCACCACCAGCTGCTGCGTTGCCTCTGGGACCAGCTTCAGCGCGTGGTCAGGCCCACCGATAACCAGTCGTCTGAACAGCTTGCCCAGTAGGTAACTGACCTCCAGGCGCTGCTCGTCGGTCAGGTTGTCCCGGAGCCGCAGCGAGTCCATCCGGATTCGGTCGCGCTCCAGCTCGGCGTGGTCGATAGTCCCGAAATCCTCCGGCACGGCCAGTTCGACCATTTCCTCCATTGCCGCGCCGTCCTCGTCCCACCTAAGCGGCAGCACCCGGCGTTCGGGTGCGATGGCGCTCAGTTCAAGAATGTCCTGCTCGTCGTGCTGGTTCATCGCTATGTCCCCCTTCGGACTCTGCGGTGTCGTCCACCAGTTCGATGCCCAGCGCCGCGCACTCTGCGTGGAGCCGGGACAACATGGACCGCGCCTGGCGTGCTCTGCGTCGGTGTTCGCGCTCTGCACGCTTATGGGCCACGGCGTCATTCTCCAGCTTCCGCGCTGCCTCTTGCATCGCTTTCACTGTTAGGTCAGGCACGGAAAGTTTCCGTCTGCTTTCCGTCTACGTCACGTCCTGGATGCGAACGCGAATCACGTCCGAATCCTCGTGCTTGACGGCGAGAATTTCGACCGGGAGCGCGGCCACTTCGCCCTTGTTGTACGTCACGTCGCCGTTCACGGACACGAACGCCTTGCTGAACTCATACGACATGTAGTAGGCGTTGTCCTCGCCGGACATGCCGCGAGCGAACACGGCAAAGCTGTTCACCTGGTCGCCGCGATACAGGCTGAACTCCTTGTAACGCCCGCCGTCGGTCACGTCGGCGTCGTTCATCACAAGCGCGTACTGAGCGGCCGACACGTCCACCAGGGACAGGCTGAGCATGAACGTCTCCGCAGTGCGGAAACGCTTGGACGGCATCGTGGAACCGGCCGGTGTGAAATCGAAAACCTCTTCACCGTGGTTCACCACCACGCCGTCGTCGTTGTAGTTCCGGTTTCCCTCCGTGCCCAGGAGAGTCCAGCCTGACGGGAAGGACGCCTGCGGCTCCCACACATCGGGAAACGCAGTCCCTACCGTGGCCAGGTAGACCTCCAGAGGCGCGGCGACAACCTCGTGCGGTGCTGGCATTTTTTCCTCCGTGTTTCGGGTGGTGTCGAAAGAATCGCAGCAGAGCCAGACGACGGCTAGGCCGCAGCTTCCTTCCCAGCGAGCACCTGCCAGGACGACACGGTGTCGTCCCAGTCGGTGTCAGGGTCCTTCGCCTGGAATCCCCTGCTGGACGGCTTCGCCCATTTCAGCAGAGCGTCGCCCCAGACTTCGTGCGATAGCGACTCCAGTGCGGCCTCCACTGCCAGGTACACATTCCACGACTCATGGCCCGTGGCCCCGTAGCAGTCCACGTCCACGCGCCGGTCGCCGTACACCTGGCCCTCCAGTCCCAGCAGGCCACCGCCTGCGGCCTTCACCACTACGGACGTGCGTGGCATGGACCCGACTTCACTGCGCGGCAACGTGCCACCGAACACGCGCACGATGGACGACGGCGCATTCGGCAGGGTCGTTATCCCCACGAGCGCGGCCACGGCGTCGTCGGCGCGCAGGTAAGCCACGAGCGCGCCTATCGGGTCAGCGGGAACCATCAGTCCAGTCTCCGCTTGATAGCCGCCGCCAGCTTCGGGAACTGCCGGTCAGCGGCTGGCCGCAAAAAAGGCGTCTTGCGCTCCAGGAACAGGCCGTAGAAACCCTCGTGCTGCGTGGACCCGAACCGGCCGCGAGCGCCGCGCGGTGTTCGCTCTGCCGCCTCCGCGACGATGGCACCCTCCAGGTTGCCGCTCCGGGATGCCCACCAGTGATTCGACGCGGCGTCCTTGGCCGTGTCCTCCAGCACTTCGTCTATGGCCTCCACGCTGGCCTTCTGCACCTTGTCCAGTATCCGGTCGCCGTACCAGCGGTCAATGTTGAACCCAGTCACCTAGCCGATCCTCCGCAGCATTAGTTCCTTGTGCGTCGGGTAGCGCAGGACGGCCTCGATGCCTAGCGGCCCTTCGTAGAGCGTGTCGCCCCGGCAGACCACATCGCCCAGCCGGTCACGTTCCGTCACGTCCGTGTCCAGTTCGATGATCGCCCGTAGGTCCTCCACGACGATGGTGCGATCCACGCTGACCGGCTCACGCTCTGCCTGCGTCGTCACGTAGCACGGCACGTCGAACAGGAATCCCTCCCAGGCCGGACTGCCCGGCTGTCCCCAGTCGTCCACGGACGCGGTGTCGCGTTCGATGGTCGTCCGGTGCGTGAGCGCCACGCGTGAAGCGGCAAGGCTCATCGCAGGCTAATCGTCCCCAGGCTGCGGCCGGTCAGTTCGTTTAGGGCGTCGCGCTCAGCGTCCGTCAGCAGCAGGCCATTCGTGCCGGTGACGGTATAGGTGGTCTGAACCTGGCCGACGCTGGACGACACGACGCTGGCCGGATTCGTCCAGACGCGCACGACCATTTCCAGGCAGATGGCCTTCACTTCGTCCGGCACCGACTCATAGCCGTGCGAGTAGGTCACGACCAGCTCCTGGTTCGCGTAGCCGAACAGGTTGCTGCCGAACCCGGAGCCGCCCCAGCTCGCGCGCACCAGTTCATCGCCTAGCAGGTAGTAGCCCGCTGGGTCGATGGTCACGCCGTCGATGGTCACGGACTCCACGTCGCCCACTGGTCGCTGCGGCAGTCGCAGCGTTGCGCCGGAGCCGCGCCGCGTCAGCACGTCGGACTCCACCAGGGAAATCGTCTGGCCGGTGGCCGCACGGATCAGACCGCTGGCCAACTCCAGCAGGCGTTTCGCGCGCACGTGCTCCGTCGCCGTGAACTCGACACCCAGCCGCGTCTCCAGGTCAGTGGTTGTCGCCAGGGCGTCGTAGGTGCGCGACCCGTCCGGCGTGATGGCCACGAGGAACGGCGCGTCGTTCGGATATGTCTGCGTGTCGCCACCCGCGAACGTGACCAGGAACGACGCCAGGTAGTAGCCCGCGTCCTCTGTCTCGCCGTCGTTCCAGTCGTAGGACACGTTCCCCATCGACCCGTCGGAGCCGTCGCCCACCTGGGCGTTCGCATCGTCGTCTGAGACGACCGACGACGTGCCGCCCTCCAGGTCGTACAACTGGAGCGTGACTGTTGCACCAGCCAGGTCAACCGGGTCGTCGTTCTTGTCCAGCAGCGTGGTCGCCAGTGGCGACGTGGTGTCACCCTGCGCGATGAAAAAATCGGCTCCAGCCATCAGTCCTCCAGTAGCGTAGATGTACGTCCGGCCGTGCGTATTCCGGTTTTACTCCGACGCCCACCCAGGCCGGTGCGTCCAGAGACGCGCGCACGCGTCACGCTTGTGGTCGGTGGCAGTGCGAACTTGCCTGCCAGGAACGATGCCGGAGCGCCGGACACGCTGTAAGCGCCTGGGCTGGCGTCCACAGAACGGTCGGCTGGGATGCCTGCCTGAAAGCCGGTAAGCGCGTATGCGGCAGGCTGTGCGTCCAGTGACCGCGTGGCGAGGATGCCCGCCGCTGCACCGCTGATCGCATAACTGCCTGGGTTTCCGGCCAGTTGCCGTGTGGCCACCACGGTGGCACTCGCGCCCGTGATCGTCAGCGACCCCGGCGCGGCGTCCAGCGTCCGGGTGGCGAGCACGCCCGCCGCTGCACCGCTGACAGCGAACACGCCTGAAGCGGCGTCCAGCATGTACGTCTCGCCGGACTGTGTGTAGACCAACGCAGCGACAGCGCCCGTGATCGTGTAGGCCCCAGGCCCGGCGTCCATCACGCGGTCGTAAATCAGACCTGCGGCAACTCCGGACACGGCGTAGGTCGCCGGGTCGCCTCCCAGGACGTACGAGCGCAGGAACGTCGCCGCCGTTCCGGTGATGGCGAGCGACCCAGCAGCCGCGTTCAGGTAGTAGTCGCGGAGCACGCCCGCGTCGGCTCCGGTGAGCGCGTATGAACCAGGCTGCGCGTTCACTGTCAGCCCGCGCGCCAGGGTCGCCACCGCGCCTGTGATCGCAAAGCTGCCTGGCTGAGCGTCGAACAGATACGTGCGTGCCAGCGTCGCCGCCGTGCCCGTGATGGCATACGACCCTGGCACGGCGTTCATGGGATAGTCGCGCAACACGCCCGCCGCCACTCCGGTGATTGCGAACGATCCTGGCGCGGCATTGAACAGATACGACCGCGCAAGCGTTGCGTCCACTCCAGTGATCGCAAAGCTGCCGGGTGCTGCGTTCACCATGCGCCCGGCTAGCACTCCTGCCGCAGCGCCCGTCACCGCGAAGCTGCCAGGCTGAGAATCTAGTGCGAGCTGACGCCCAACCGTCGCCGCCGTCCCACTGATGGTGTACGAACCCGGCTGCGCGTCCAGGCTGAAACCAGGGAATGGGGGAATGGCCATCGTGTAGACAGACCATTCGTCTGTCACGGAAATGGTCACGGACGGTGGGTCCTCCGTCGCCGCGTTCAGCGAGCGCCGGGCTAGGTAGGCGCGGCAGTTCGTGTCCACGTTGCCTGTCGTGCCGGACCCTGCGCCGTTGTGGGTGTAGTTCGTCGGTGGCGTCGTCGGTGGCGAAGTCTGTTCCCCCTCCCAGCCACCCACCACCATCCACCCGTAGTCTTGCGCGCCTCCAGACGGAGTGAAGCTGGGTGCGTCCGGCGTCGTGCTGGAACCGCTGGCACGGGTCGAAATCTGCGGCACTCCGGCCAGCCGCATCTTCTGCACGACATAGGCACCTTTGGAACTGCCTGGTGGCGTTACGCTGATGGTCGTCTGGCCGATTTCTGCGTCACCGGCTTGCAGGCGTTTGTAGGCGATAATCTCGCGGTCGGTGGACGTGCTCGCGTGGTCGGCGTCGATTAGCTTTGTCCACCCGCTGGGCAGCGTGAAGGCAGACCCTCCGACATTCACGCGGCCCACCAGAATGAACGTGTCACCGATGGCCGGTGACCCAGAGTCGATGGTTACGGTGTGCGGGCTAGCGGCAGACGAAATGGAAGTCGTCTGTGCGGCGACGAACGTAGGGAAGGCCACCGCTAGCCCTCACGCGTCAGAGATTCGCCCCGCGCAGCCCCAGCCGCCCTGGTTCTGCTTCGGCCTCAAAGTGGCGACGACCGCACACGCGGCAGTAGCGCACAATCAGGCCCGGCCCCAGCTGCTCCGACTTGTCCAGATTCGCGCGGTCGTTGCAGCAGGGGAAGATGATATTGCCTCCCACTTCGGTAAGGCCGTCGTCGGCCATCTGTGGTGCCTCCCGTTTTTAGGCGATGGTCAGGATGGTGCCGGTAGTGTCGCTGTTGTTCGGCTTCCAGCTGAACGTCTCACCGATGGCGAGCGTGATCGCGGAGCCGTAGTCCCACCATCCGATAAGCGGGTCAGCCGGGCTGGTCTGCGTGTCGTTGTAAATGTCCACGTAGCGGAACGGGCCGATGGTGCCGCCCGATGCCGTCCAGACCACTTTCGTGCCGGTCAGGGTGCCAGTACCGGACGACTCAGCCCACGTGTTCTGTGTGTCCTCGCCACCGGCCGTGTAGCCGTTGCCTGCGGAAATCTCCGTCAGGTCGGCTTTCACGGCGTTGGCTGCCGTCGGCGCTGTGTTCGTCAGCAGCACCTTTTGCGTGTCGGTGTTCAGGTTGTGCTTGGCCAGGCCAAGCTGTTCCACGAAATCCTGGTGCTTGTTGAAAGCGGCCACTGTCTATGCCTCCACGGGTTGCAGGGTGGGAAATGCTCTGGACCACCAGTCAGGATGCCAGAGCACGTGGAGCTGGCCACTCCCCTGGCCGGGAAACGGCTCATTCCACTTGCCGCCGCTGTCGCTCAGGTAGCGACCATGCGGCAGTCGGTGCGTGTCGTACAGCAGGCCGAAATCGGCCAGCGGTCGTGGTGCCAGGCGCAGCTTGTGGTAGCCCCACGACACCATCCGGTCAGGCTCGCCCATTTCCGGCCGTGCGCATTCGATGAACTGCTCGTCGTTCACGAACCCAGCCGGACGGCAGATGCTGTTCCCGTGTGCCGCGACTCCGACGACCTCGTGGCCGTAGCTTCGCAGCCGCATCAGCCCGCGCTCCAGAATCACGTCCGGGTCCTCGCCGGTCACGAGCGCCAGGCCGATGGCGTCGGCGTGGATGCCGATTTCGTGTCCGTGCGACGCGATGGTGTCCAGCGCCGTGAACAGTTCCAGGTCACGCCGCAGTTCAAAGTACCGGGCCGTGTGCAGGATGAAATACGTGCTCCGGAATCCGTGCTCAGCCTCCCACTTTGCGATGGCCACGGCAGTGCGCAGGCTCCCGTGGTTGTCGTCCACGTCGTGACGCATCCCGATAACGGACGGGTGGCGCTCGCCTTCGTAGATGCCGCGCATGGGGACGACACCTGCGGCATCACTCAGCAGCCGTCGCAGCTGCTCCAGGTCCTGCTCACCGAACACGCGCCTAATCATGCTGCCTGTGTCGGTCGGATTCCTTCCGGTGGCGTCGCTGCTCCCAGCCAGCCCACGCCACCACGAGCACGCCCAGGGCCGTGACGACCTCGCACGCCAGCGTCACGTTCTCCCTCACGCCGCATCCCGAATCGCTCGCGCACGCTGCGTCAGCGTGTATTTCAATTCGCGCTGCCAGGGCTGGTTGCAGAGCCGTGACGGGTGCTGGGCGATAGATAGGTCGATGTGGAACGGCAGGCGCACGTGCGTGAACGTCGGATAGAGCGCGCCGACGACGAAATCGGCCTCATAGTCGAAGTCTGAATCCAGCGGCCAGTGTTCGGCGTATCGGTCGATGGCGCGCCACGGCTCCAGCGTGTCCACGATGGCACCGCCGCAGACCAGCGGCAGGTCGTCGTATCCGGCAGGCGTCGCCCCGTGGCCCCAGTTCGCGGTGCATACGTCGCCCTCACTGTGGGCCTGCACGAGCGCAATCTGCGTGGCCGGTGGCACCATCACGTCGTCGTCCTGGAAGTAGACGAACGGAGTGTCGGCGTCCAGCAGCGCGTAGTAGCGACCGGCGCACTTGTGGTCGTCGCGCTCGCTGTTGTCCCAGACCACGACCTTTCCGAAAATCAGGCTGTGCCGAATCTTCGCCATCGCCTCCGGCTGGTCGCCGCGCGTCACCAGGCAGGCCGTCACGTCGTGTCGGCTGATCATCGCGGCTCCAGCACGGCCCAGTAGGTGCCGCCGTGGAAGGCTGAACGCCTGACCATTTCAGACACGCGCCACCCTACCGGCGCACGGATTGCCTGCCGACGCCCGCAGCCCATCACGACACCGCGCCGGGCGAGCGCGCACCACCTGTCCACCAGGTCGCCCACCTGGTCGTAAAGGTTCGTGAACGGGTCCAGCGACACCACGTCCCACTGCCGGTCGGCCGCAGCTGCGAAATCGAACACGTCGGCCACGACGAACTCCCAGTCGCGCGGGTAGAGCTGTTTCATCACGGCCAGTTTCTCCGCGTCCGTGTCCACACACGTGGCGTCCATCCCGGCGTTCGCCATCCAGTAGGCGTCCTGCTTGCCCAGGAACCCGGCCGCGAACAGGCACAGGCCGGACTCGCCCAGGCGAAGCAGATGCTGCGGGAACACCCGTCCGGAGCCTTCGTCGTAGAGCGCGCGCCATCCTAAGCTGCCCAGGAGACACGCTCCGGCTGGAACCCTAGGCGCTCCTTGAAGTAGCGCAGGCCGTCGGTGCCGGAGTCGTGTCGGTTGTAAAACACGATGCTAGGGAGAGGCACCGTTGCGAGTACGTCGCGCACGAGCAGATACATCACGTCGTTTTCCATGTGGTCGCCGTGACCCAGAATCTGCGACACCATCGCCAGGTCGCCGGAGACGTACAGCACCAGGTAGGCCACCAGGGTGCCGTCACCCGCGAAGCACCCGAACGCCTGAATGTAGTGCCGTGGGCACAGGTAGACCGGCAGCGGCGTGAACTCCGGCCGCTCGCGGTAGCCCTGCGACATGGGCCTGCCTTGACGCGCGGGCAGCGACGTGTTCACCGCGTGTATGTCGTCCGTGTAGTCCTCGCGGTCGATCTGTTCCACCGTGTAGCCCAGGCGCTCAGCTCGATGTGCGCGCTTACGGGCCGTGCGGTGTTCGTGCCGCCACGCGTCCGGACTCCACCAGTGGAGAATCGACGCCGGGTAGTCGTAGCGACCGGTGCTGAACAGTTCGTCCATTTCGTGGGCCAGCGTCTGGCACTCAGCGTCCCAGATGCAATCAGGGTGGTGGCCCGTGCAGATGCGACGGCTCATGCTGCCGCCAGTGCGGTGGACTCGTGCAGCGCCACGGCCATATCCACCAGGTCGTCGTCGTAGCGTTCGCGCAGGGCGTCCAGGCCCACAGGTTCGCCGCGCCCTATGTTCGTGGCCAGCGCGATGTACGGCGTGATGTTCGTTCCGGACTTCCAGTCCACCAGCGTGTCGTCCGGCATTTCCTGGAACACCCAGTTAGGCCGGATGGCCAGGCCCTTTGCCAGCGCCGCGTCAATGCCGCGCATCTTGCCCGGCGCAATCGGGTGCCAGTCGTTCACGTCCATGCAGATGCGTGGAATGAACCACGGAATGACGCCGCGCGACCCGGCGACGTTGCAGCGAAGGACCCGGCCGGTGGGCAGGTCCACGATGGTGGCCTGGCGCTGGGCGAGCACAATAGGCCCGCGTCTCCAGACGATGCACTGGCCCGGCTCCCACACCGGGTCGGGCGCTAGCGACAGGTCCAGCTCGTTCAGCACGTCGAACGCGCACGGATGCACCCAGTCGTCGGAGCCAACATGCACGAATACATCAGCGCCCTGTTCGGCCGCGTATCGAATGCCCGCATTGAACTTCATGCCCACGTCGTCGTTCGGCATTTCCACCGTGTCGAAATCGAACTCGCGGGCAATCTCCAGGTTCTCGTCGTCGGCCACGACCACGCTGTGGGCCTCGATGCCCTTCAGCGCGAGCGCGTCGCAGAGACGACGGCGCTGGGCTAGTGCCAGGCGCGTGACGCTATACCTGCGCCACGCAGGACTAACTAGCCAGACCTGCACGCAGGTAGTCCGTGTCCCTGCGCAAACGGCAGCGGCTGTCCCTTCACGGTGCCCCACTCCCTGCGCGTCCTGGTTGCGATCTTCGTTTTCTGACCACACCCACACGCACAGGTGCCGGACTCGTGAGAGACAGCCGCCACCGTCATGCAACTACGCCTGAACCGTGACGCTTGCGAGCGCGAGCGCCGTCGGATAGACGACCTTCGCGCCGTACAGGTGCAGACCACGGATTCCGTCTCCAAACTGGTTCTGGAGCCTAATGGCCTCCGTCTCGTTGATCTGGTCTGCGAACGTGACGGCCATCGGATGGCCCGCGATCACGTGATACGTGCCCGCCGTCGCCGCGTGGGTGACGTTGGATTCGTACACGTCGAACCCGGCGATGCGGCCCAGGAATCCCTCGCGGAGAGTCTGCGTGGTCCCGGACGCCGACGCGTCGATGAACCGTTGGTCCTGGAGAATCGCCGCGCTGACCTCCGGTGGAATGACGATCCACCTACCGGCAAACGGCACCTTGTTGCGGGTCAGCTTCGTGCGCATCGCGACGAACAGGTCGCCGTACGCGTTGTTGTTGGAAATGTCCACCGTGATTGCTCCCAGGTCCTGCGAAGTCTGGTTCACGGCTGCGTACATGATGCTGGCCACGTACTCGTCGGCCTCCAGCGCCAGGTTCGACCCGGCACCGTTCCCTGCGGCGTCCACAAACGAACTCATGGCCTGCCGCTTGTCCACGTCGTCCACCGTGAACGCGAAGTAGTCGGCCTGGTCCACGACCAGCGCGCGCTCCGCGTCCGTCAGCAGGTCCCACGAAATGTCGGTGTTCTTCGTGTAGTCCCGCACGGCCGGGTCGGTGAACGAAATGATGTGAACCGTGTCTCCGGCGTTCGCAATGTCGCCTTCGTAGAGCCGGTTACACCTTTCGACGTACACCCCGGCGTCGCGAAGGTTCGTCAGGATCGCTGACGACCAGACCTCCGGGATGAAATTGGAAATGGCCACTGCTCAGTCCTCCGGTTGCGTTATCTACCGGCGAGCGCGTTATCCAGCTTGCCCTCGCGCCGGGCCTCGTTTATTTCGTCGGCAGACATATTCTTCAGCGCCTCGCGGCTGATCTGGCCGGTGCCTGATCCTCCGCGTGCGCCCTGGTCCGCGCTCCCGGCGCGTCCGGTCCCGGCTGTGGCCGTCAGGTGGGGTTTGGCCTCCAGCAGCGACGCCACCACGTCGTCTGCGTTCTTCGGCGCTCCGCTGTCGTCAAACTCGATGGCGTCCTGGTCTACCAGGCGCACCACGTCGTCTGGGTCCACGGCCCCGTGTTTCACGGCAGCGGTCACCAGCTGCGTGCGGAGTCGTTCCGCCCTGGCTCCGGCCACCGCTTCGTCGCGGTCCTTCTCTGCCTTCGCCAGTGCGTCCTGGAGTTTTTGCGCATCGGTCTTTTCCTGTTCCTCGCGCTCGTCCAGTTGCTTTGCCTTCGCGCGTAGTTCGGCAGTCTCCTGCGCGGCCTTGCGCTCTGCGCGCCGCACCCGGTCCTGCACGATGGCGTCCACTTCCGCCTGCGTGAAGGTCTTTCCCTCCGACTCGCCCTGCTTGTCGTCGTCGGAGCCGGACTCACGACCTGCCGTCGTGTCGTCGTCCGTTCCCTGCTTGTTGTCGTCGTCCTCCGGCACGTTCTCTGACCTCCCGAATAGTCTCCGCACGGTTTCCTCCAGTGCGTTTGTCCCTGCGAAAGATAGAGCCGCGCTCAGACGACGGCTAGGACAACAGGCGCGGGCCGGTGCTGCTCCAGGAGTCGGCCACCAGGCGCGGGCCGATTTCCGGGTCGTGCTCCACGCGCACGTCGGTGCCGACGGACGCCACGGACTCGCGGCCGAAAACCGGAGCAACGGAGCAGTGGCAGCGTTCGTGAATGGGCATCAGGTCGGCCTTGCGATACGTGCGGCTGCTCGCGCTGATACAGAGCGGGCAGTGGTGCGCGCCACCCAGCACGCGCCGGTATCCGACCACCCGTTCCTCCCCCTGCATCCAGTCGCGCGCCGCGTTCGTGTGCGACAGCTGAAGGTCGGTGCGCACGAGTCTGTCCAGCGCCGCCTGCGCTGACTGCATCGCCGTGGCGAACTCCGCGCCCTGCTCCAGCTGGCCACCCAGCGCGCCGAACGGCCGGTCGTAGACCTCCGACGCCGGGATGCCGCGCAGAACTTCGGTCGTGTACGCGGCCGGGTCCAGACCACGCGCGCTGATCGTGTGACCGACCTCGCGCGCCGACGCCACCATGTACGCATCCACGAGCTGGGCTGTCGCTCGTTGCCCGGATTCCACGATGGAGACGGACATTGCGACGGCCTGTTCGCGCTCGTTGTGCATCTGCTGCCAGGCGAGCGCCGCCTGTGACGCCACGAGATTCGTCAGCCGCGTGCGGTGCGTCTGAAACGCGTTATCCAGCTCGGCGCTCATAGTGTGGGCTGGGCGCGGCAGTGTGGCAGCACTGCCGCCTCCCGCCTAGAGCAGTCCGGCGTCCTGCGCGGCCTTCTTGTCGGCCAGTTCGCGGTCGATGGACACGTCCACGCCCGTCTCCACCTGGCCGTAGCCGTTGTCCAGCTGGTCCTGGATGCGCTCCAGAGCCTCGCCGGTTCGCGGCGTGTGCGCGTTTCGTGCGGCCGCGTCCTTCGTCCCTGCTGCCATGCTGTCCTCCTTGTTCGAAGCAGGTGGCGGCTAGCCGTTACCTGCCAGTGATCGCAACCACCTGCTGCGTGCATTGTGCCCACTTACGCGGTCGGCACAACGTCCTGCGGGCTGGGCGTTTCAGGCGGTGGCGGATTCGTGAGCGCGTTCAGCAGCGCGTCCGTCTGGGCCTGGGCCATCATGCGCGCGATCTGCGTTTGCGAGTAGCCCAGGTCCTCCAGCGCCTGCTCGCGCGGGATTAGGTTCGCCTGAAACTTCTTGATAACGGCGTCAGTGGTTTCGGCCTCCGTCGGCGTGCCCGCGTCGGCCCAGACGATTTCGCTGTCCACGGGTGGCAACTCGTCGCCCTGGAATCGGCGTGCCAGAATTAGCGCCTCCTCAAAACCCTCACCGAACGGGCGCTGCTTGCGTTCGACCTTCTTTATCAGGCCGGATTCCGCAGACTTGATGGCATCGCCGGAGGGTGACTGGCCCTGTTCGATCAGGTAGTGGCGTGGCGTCCTGGTCGTGACAGCGATATGCAGCACCTTCTGTTCAATCGCGCGGATGTAGCCGTCCAGGTCGGTCTGGCTGAACTCTCCGAATTTCACGTCCGGGTGTTCGGCTGTCAGCATCTTGTCCACCGAAATGTCGAACGGCTCCACGGCGTTGCCGCTTTCGTCCACCATCATTTTCACTCCGACGGCCCACCGCTGTTTGTGAGCGCCGAAATATCCGGCGAGCGCGAGCAGGAACAGAAACCCGTTTATCTGGTTCTGGATACGAAACACGTCCTTCAGTTCCGACTGCCCTTCCAGGCGCGTGCGCGGTCGGTTGCGCAGCGGCACGATGGGCACGACACCGATGGGATTCCCCACGAAATCCTTGCCGTCCGTCAGACGCTCCCAGCGCAACCCGTCGTCCTGGTTCGGGTCGTACTGGTAGGCGCTCGTTCTCTGCTGCTTCGTTCGGTCGTCCTTCGCGCTGAACTTGTAGATGCCGTCGCGCAGGTACACGTTCGCGCGCTTCACTCCGGCCTGCGTGTCCTCCCAGATTTTCAGCGCCGCGTCGCGCTGGCGGTAGCTGGTGCCGGGCGTGTATTCCACGATGGTTTCCAGCGCGTCCTCGACAGCCATCACCGGGTAGTCGTCCGGCTGCTCGCCGGGCCACACACTGATGTAGGAAATGCCCTTCACGAGCGCGTCCAGGATCGCCGTCGCTGACTCCTGATCCATCTGGTTTGCCTGCCATATATCCCAGCTCGCCTGGTCTGCCTGCGCGTCGGACTGTGCCGACAGCCGGATGCCTTCCACCTGCAAGCGTTCCTCCGTGGCGTCCACCACGAGACGGCAGAAGTTAGAGCGCGACTCGTCCAGCAGTCGCCGGAACTCGTCGTGCATCTTCGCGTTATGGGCCTGCGTCAGAAACGGCAGCGGGTGGTTGCCGTCGTAGTAGTCGTCCCAGGCGGCGAGTGATCCCTGGCGTTCGTACAGCTTCGCCTCCAGGCGCTTCAGCCACCATTCCGGCGACAAAGGCTCCAGCGGTCTTGTGCTCATGCGGCCATCCTTTTTTGTTCGGCCTCCGCTGCCCGGATTCGGGCCAGCAGGTCGTCCGACGGGCGCACCACGTAGTAAAGCGCCAGGGCCGGGTCCATGCTCAGGTGGCGAACGGCCCAGCGCGCGTACTTGCCACGCCGCAGCAGTTCACTGTGGGAAAGTCTGGGTGTGGGGCGCGTGCTCAGTTCCAGCCCCGGACGACGCGTTCGCGTGGGCGCTCGCCGGACGCCACCGCGTCGCATCGCGCTTCCCAGCTAAGCACTGCTGCCATCGCGCCGTCGATTTTACGTGGCGAGTCCGGACGATCCTTCCGCAGCGTGTGCATCTGGCGGTGGTCGTCGTCGTACACGTTCACTTTCGACTTGCGCGCGTTTTTCATGTGCTGGAGCAGCTTCGGGTGGTCCTGGATCAGCGCGACGCCCGCGCCCAGGTCGTCGGAGTAGCGACGCACGGCCCACGCAATCTGGCTGGTGCGGTTCGTGTACCAGGGCAGAACGCGCCGGTTTCCCCACCGGCCCTGCCACTTTTCCATCAGGTGGTCGATCCACTGCGGGTCGATGTAGACGCGCCACACGTCGAACCGGTCGAACGCATCCGACATAGCGCCGTCGATTTCGTCGGCCGGGTGTTCGTAGTCGTCGGGCGCGTCCTCCGGGCGTTCCCAGATGCCCAGCGGCCACTGGTAGCCCGTCTCCACTTCGGTGGCCACGATGCCCAGGGCGTCAGCGAAGCGTGCGCCGTCCACGCCCACGGTGATGAACGCGCCGTCGTCCACGTCGAACTCAGCCACGGCATCGTCCACCTTCTCTGGCGCGAACGCGGCGTCCTCGCCCGCCTGCTTACGGTTCAGGAAAAATCGTTCGGCCTGCGCCGCCTCTGAGCGCGCGAGCAGCGCCTGGATTTCCGACTCGATGCGGTCTAGGTCCACCCACCACGAATCGCCGTAGACCTTGCGCAGCATCTTGCGCCGGTCGGCCTTATTGCGCACGCTGCCCGGCCCAGCGTCGGCATCATCGAAGAACACGCCCGGTTCGCCGGACTCCGACGTGAGCTGGGCAACGCTCGCTTCGTTCGGGTCCCATGCGTTGCACGTCTCCAGCCAGCGCCCACCCATCCCGGCGACGTTGCGCCGCTGCGTGTCGGCCAGCTGGTGGCCACCGCGCGATGCCGTCCACGACTCTGCCTGGTCCTGGGCCACGAACGTGACGCGCTGCCCCAGGCGACTGAGCGCCGACGATGTAGGCGGTTCGATGCGCCCTCCGTTCGGCAGGTTGATTCGCGTCTGGCCGGTGTCCCAGATGGCCTCTTTCAGCGCGCCCAGTTCGATCATCGGCAGCAGCGAAAACCACACGTTGTCGGTCTGGCCTTCGCTGACGGCCGCAGCCTGAATCCACGGCGTGGGCCACGGGCGTCCGACCGGCTCACCGTTCACGTCCCAGCCAGCGGGCAGCACCGGGCCGGTGGCCTCTGAGCAGATGATGGACGCCGCGAACGGCCCTTTGCCCCACTTCTGCGGCCGCACGATCTGTGCGCCACGGTCGTAGACAAACCGGCCCGTGTCCGGGTCCAGACGGTCGAACCAGAGCAGGAACAGCAGCTGCTCGTCGGTCAGCTTGAACGGCTGGCCTGCGAACTCACCGTCCGGGATCACACAGTGCGCCTCTATCCACTCGGCCCGCACGTACCCCAGCGTGGGGAATTCGTTAGGGAACTGCGGGCCGCGCCAGGGCATCAGTCACGCTCAGCGAACGTGTCGCGCTCATGCACCGCCAGTGCTCCACGCAGCAGGCCCCACTGTTTCCACCACGATGGGTCTGTGCAGTATTGCCTCACCATCCCCAGGCCCGTGTCCGGTTCGTTCTCGTCCGGTATGTCGTAGGCGAAAATCAGGTGGCACGCGACCGGCACAGCCGTGTCCGGTATGTCGTCTGCGGCGAGCACGTCCAGCATCCCCATGCTGGCCTCCGCTATCAGCTCCTGGGCAGACTTCATGCGCCAGGGTCTACGGCGCGCAGCCGGTGAACGGTCGCACGAGTCGCTGCCGCTGGCGACTCCACGTCCGGCTCAGCCTTCGGTGCGACCACGCCATCGGTCGGCACCTGCCACGCCAGCATCTGCCGCGCCTTCGGACTCAGGCCCAGACGATCCTCCAGGGCGCGAATGCCGGACGTGACCGGCTGGCCGTCCTGGAACTGCTGGCGCAGCTCTGCCAGGTCGTGCAGCGCGCCCATATCGGCCGGGAGCCAGAGCGCCGCCATCGGGCTGGCCCAGATGGTCTGCCACCACTCCAGTGTGCGGTCAGACCATCCGGCCTCGCGTTCAGGCAGCGGTGGAGCCTCGCGGCCGGACTCAGCCGGGAGCGTTTTCCACTTCGGCCCCTCGTTCACGTTCCGGCGTCGGCGCTGGCCGGGTGGCTTTACCTGTCGCCCAGGGTCTGGCATCAGAACCCCTCCGACACGTTGCCGGGTGCAATCACAGGCAGGCCCGGGTTCACCTCTGCCGCCATGCGCACCGCTTCGGCCTCGCGTTCGTAGCCTTGCCCGCCGTCGGTTGCGATCACCTGGCCGTTCTCTGCGACCCGTCGCCAGGCCCAGCGGCCGTCGTCGCGCGGGAACACTTCCACCCGCTCGCCGGTCATTCCGCCACCACGACGGCCCAGTGCTCCAGCGACTCCGGGTCGTCTAGCTGGGCAGGAAACAGCGACCCAGCGACCCAGACCGGCATGCTGGCCGCTGGTCGTCCCTGGCCGCGTAGCGCGCTCGCCGTCTGGTCGCAGATGTTGCGCGAACTGTCGATGCACCAGAGAGTCACGGCTGGCTCACCTTCCCATCGGCGCAGGCGTCGCCTTCCGCGTAGTAGCACCAGGGTGCCATGCCACCGGATGTGGACGCGTCCCGCAAACTCACCCGGATGACCTGCTCGCACCGTTCGATCACCGTTCCACCGACGCGCCAGAAGCAGGTGTCAAAGCCGGAGCCGCCGTCGATGAAATCGGCCTTGCCGTCGGCCTCGGCGCAGCCGATAAGGTCGTCGTCACCGTTGCCCAACGCCTCGTCCCAGCCAAAGTCACACTCCAGCGTGTCGTCGCCGGAGCCTCCGGTGAGCGTGTCGCCGCCAGCCTTGCCACGGAGCGTGTCCGACCCGCCGTAGCCGGAAATCTTGTCGCCGTTGTCGGTGCCCACGAGCACGTCGCCGCCACTCGTTCCCTCAATCACCTGGGCGCTAGCCTCCCTCGCCATCGCCAGGGCCACGAACATGGCTGCGATAGCGCCGAACGTGAACAGCATGGTGCGCGTGCGTCTCATGGTGCCTCCCGTAGTGGTCATTTTCTGCTCCTTAGTGTAGGTCACGGCTTCGGATCACCCGGCTCTCCGAACGTACAGATGGCGAGCGACT